GTAATATTTTTTAAACCTTTTAATTTTAATCTTGCTCTTGTCATCCAAATATCCTTTTACTTCAAACCACTCTTCGGTTTCCGTCAAGTAAAAATCTGGTATGTAACCTTTTGTTCCCCTTTTTATTGGAAACGAAAAAACCTTTGGCTCAAATTCAAACTCAATTGAATAGGCCCTGAATATCCTTGCGATGTTTGCTTCCCAGTTAGATCTCATGTTCAAGTTTAGATCTTCCCTGAAACCTGATTTCGTATGCCTGTAGGCATTGCCTTTGGTATTCTTAGAGTCTGTGACTGTAGAAGCTACTTTTTTCTTCTTACCAAATTTTGGCAGCGTTTTTTTAGGCGACCTCGAAAAAAAATATTCCTCTGGGTTTGCACCGACGTTCTTCATCTGATATCCTTTACGGCTGTAAGGTAACACTAATAAATATTATACTTTATATTTAACAAAAAAACAAGTAAAACAGGAGAAAGTAAAAAAAATGACCATTACAACTACAATTTTCAACAGCATGCGCCAGAACATCAATGATTCTGTAGCAAACGAACTCACTGCTTTTGGCATCAGCCAGAACGAAGCGGTCAAGGTTGTTGTTGAATCAGACTTCGACTTGATCCTTTCGGCCACCGAAAATCCAGTTGTTCAGTTCTAATAGATAAATTAAATTAAAGGATATAAGCCCCCTGGGAAACCAGGGGGCTTTTTACTATGCCCTATTAAACTTTCTTAATCTTATAGCCCCAGTTGAACATGCTCCACTTTGTGCGTGGTCACAGAAAGAACATACTCTTTCGTTCTTTGTTGGGGAAAAGTTAACGTCATTCATTATTAAATTAATTTTATCTATTAAAGACTGCTTAACGATTTCTAAATCTTCTGTGGTGAACTCGTGTGATTTAATTCTTCCGCTTCTCAGGTAATGAAGTGATGTTTTAATCGGGCTGTCTGGGAACAGCTTGGATGCAGCTAGTGCATAGATCCCCATCTGCAGGTTGCTATGAACATCTTTTGCAGCAACTTCTCTTTTACCAGTCTTATAGTCAACTATCTCGACTAGCCCATTGTCTATATCGACCCTATCTATAAAACCATTTAAAGAATAATTTCCTAAGACGAAATTAAACCCTAGTTCCTTTTTATAAACCTTAAATGTTCTCCCGCCGTATAGATCATAGAAGTCATTTAGTATTTCTGTGCCGGCGTCTAGGAGTACTTGCGGTATCTGGTTATTGGGATCAAATACTTTTTTATATTCTTCGTACTTCTCAAACAATAACTCATGCTTGATAGGCTCTACGTCTGAGACGTTATCTTCGAGGACTGAGTGTATTATATTTCCGAAGAATCGCAGGTGCGTTAAACTGTCTTGGCTCTTTCTTGATATAAGAAAAGAAATATTTAGAAGGACACATATCGTATGTGTCTATTCTTGAGTAACTAAAATCTGTTAGTGTTAATTTCTGTAGTGGATCTATATCTTCTATTAATTGTAAGTTCATTATTCTCCATCGACATCTTCAGATATCGGGTTTCCTTGTTCATCACATTCTACACCATTTTCATTTATAATTTCTCCGGTGTATATGTTTTTATAAAGGCTTTGACCAAACGATCTCCACCCACTATGACCTATCTCCATAAAATCATCTTCTAAATATGGCCAAGACATAAATCTCCTAGTCTACTGAAATAACCGTATTATTTACGGAATCTATATTGAAATAGTAATTCAATAAACCATATACATCACGTAACTCTTCTTCTGTGGCGTAGAAACCAACTACACCCAACTGCAAAAAGAAGCTCTGCGTGTCTGCCCCCTGATCATATTCGATCAGTTTGACATTGTTTAATAACATTCTTCCGTTTTCTTTTCCTAACATATTAATCCTCGTAAATGCTAATTGGGTTCCAGTCTGGATCACCCATCTTATTTCTCATATCATTAACGTATGAATCCCAGTCTCTTTCATCTTCAGACTTCTTTTCATACTTAACATTTCCCTTGAAAGGATTGGCTTTGAATCTAGACATTAGAATCTTACCGCCCTTTGTTTTCCAGCGGAGAATGCCATTCTTGCAGTCGCAGAAATCAGCAGAGTCTGCATCTATACATCCTTTAGGGTCATACCTACCGCTACACTTGTTGCACTTGGTATATCTTCCCTTGTCCTGGCATCGGCTACAAGAAGAACAATATACCCAGCAGTCTTTTGTTGAAGGATTTTTATAGAAGTTTCCAGTTGTCATGCTTTCTCCGATAATAATGAGTTTAATTTATCTTTAACTGATATAGAAGTTTTCTTTTTGAATTTGAAGCTTAAGGTCTTCCCATTTTCTTTGTATGATAAGAACACATAAGAGCCTCCATCTGTTGCATTAATTATAGCATATATCTTTTTTAAAGTCTCCGTACTTACATTTGAATCTACCTCTAGATAGATTGGTGTCCCACCAGAAAAGTTAGACAAATCTAATTTTTCACAGCTATTTAAAAGTATTTTGCTGATAACATTTTCTTCATCACCGTCTTTATTAACAGCTCCTGTAAGCATAACTACATCACCGTTTTGGAAATAGTCATCATCAAACTTCTTTGCTTCTCTAGGAAAGACTATGACTTCGATGTCAGAAGATATATCTTGTAAGTTAAACTTATACATCTTAGCGCCTTTTTTAGTTATCATTTTCTTTGAAGAGGAAATGATTCCACCTAAGTTCACTCTTGCGCCAGCTTGCAAGTCTGCTACTTCTATTATTTCATAATCTATATTCTTAGAAAGCAGATCCCAAACTCCATCAACTGGGTTCTTGGATACATATATTCCTAGTTCTTCTTTTTCTTTTTCTAAGATAGTAAGCTCAGTTTGTCTTCCAAAGTCTTGGTCATATACTTCGCTGATTAATTCGTCGAGTGCACCAGCGTTAGCAAGATGTTCAATAGTAGACTTCTTCAACACGGCAGAACCAGTTCTTCTAAGGAAGTCGTGCATCGACGTATACGGTTTGCTTTCATCTCTTGATGAGAGTATAGCTTCCGATACCGCATAGCCTATCCCATTGATTGCAGACAGCCCAAAGATGATTGTGCCTTCATCTATAACAGCAAAATCTTCTACTGATTTATTGATAGAAGGACTTAAAACCTTTATGCCAAGCTTTCTACAGTCAGAAAGATATAGGGCTAGCTTATCTTTATTGCCAGTAACAGAAGAAAGAAGTGCTGCCATATACTCAGCCGTATAATTAGATTTAAGGTATGCAGTTATATATGAAATCATCGCATAGCTAGCTGCGTGTGCTCTGTTGAAACCATAGCCACCAAAGTATTCGATATCAGAATATATCTTGTTAGCTTTATCTTCAGAGATATTTGATTTCTCCATGCAGCCTTTAACGAACTTATCTCTGAACAGGGCGATCTTATCCATAAGTTTTTTGCCGATTACCTTTCTCAAGTCATCAGCCTCTGCAGTACTAAATCCTGCTAACTCTCTAGCCACTCCCAAAACATCTTCTTGATATAACATGATGCCAAGTGATGGGCCTAAAACCTTTTCTAGGTTAGGGTGATCATATTCAATAGAAGATCTAGAATGCTTTCTAGAAATATAAAGTTTATCCATGCCTGACCCCATTGGTCCTGGACGATATAGAGATATCAAAGCCATTATGTCTTGCACATCTTGAGGTTGCAGTTGCACCATGAGCTCACGCATACCAGTAGACTCAAGCTGAAACACTCCTACTGCATTGCCTTTGCAGAGCTCTTGATATGTTTTATAATCGTCTAAAGGTATTTTATCTACGTCTATTAAAATGTTTCTATTCTTTTCAACCAACTTAATACATTGATCAATCACGCCAAGGTTTCTAAGACCAAGGAAGTCAATCTTTAAAAGACCACACTGCTCTACCCTACCCATGTCCCACTGGGTTATGACTGGATTGTCAACCCCCTTTTGCATAATAGGGAGATACTCTGTGAGTGGCTCTCTAGATATAACAACACCAGCTGCGTGCATCCCAGTCTGTCTTATAAGTCCCTCTAAGCCAAATGCGGTATCTATAATGAGCTTGGAGTCGTCGTCTGATTCGTATAGCTGTTTGAACTCTGGTGTCTCCATGCACTCTGAGAGGCTCTTAGAAACGCCTAGGACAGGCGCAGGGACCAGCTTGGCTACCTTGTCGCCACCTATGAAATCATAGGCCAAAGCTCGTGCTGCGTCACGTATAGATTGTCTAGCGCCTGTTTTATTAAACGTACAAATATGAGCTACTTTGTCGTCTCCATATTTTTCTCTAGCGTAGTTAATTACCCTATCTCTAAATCTATCATCAAAGTCAAGGTCGATGTCAGGCATTGACTTTCTGCCCTCTACTAAGAATCTTTCAAACATCAATCCAAACTTAAGCGGATCAAGATTTGTAATCCCTAATGCATAGGACAAGATGCTGCCTGCAGCAGATCCTCTACCCCATCCCACTCTAATATCGTTAGACTTAGCCCATTGAACCAGGTCAGAAACAACTAAGAAGTATTCTGGGTAGCCCATATCCTTAACAACTCTAAGCTCATGCTGAGCTCTGTGTAGAACCTCTTCTGGCAAAGGGTCTCCGTACTTTTTCTTAAGACCTTCCCAAGCTAGTGAATCTAGATGGTCATTTGTATTAGTGTCCTCTGGTAAAGGGAAATGTGGGAAGTAAAGATCACCGAACTTTAGATTAACGTCAACCATTGCAGATATATCTAGTGTGTTTTTCAACCACTCTTCAGAGAATACTGAAGCCATTTCATCGTATGACTTTAAATAAAAATTATCTCCACTAAAAGAAAATCTATTCTCTGTATTTATATTAGAGTTAGTAGAAACACACAACATAATGTCATGAGCTCTAGCGTCTTCTTTATGCACGTAGTGACAGTCACCTGTTGGAACTATCTTTGCACCTATCTTTTGTGCGATGTCTATTAGGCCCTGAGTTATCTTAAGCTGTTCAGCTAAGCCATGGTTTTGAATTTCTATAAAGTAATTTTCTTTTCCAACAATATCTTGCATCTTTGCTGCTGATTCAAGCGCGAATTTAGTATCGCCTCTCAAGAGAGCTTGTGCCACCTCTCCGTTAAGGCAGCCAGACAAAACAATTAATCCAGAAGAATGTGCTGCGATTAGATCGTGGTCAACTCTTGGTTTAACATAGTATCCCTCTAAGTATGACTTAGAAGATATCTTTATAATGTTATGGTAGCCCTCATTATTTTTGGCCAGTATAGTTATATGGTAAGGACCTCGTTGTTCCCATTCGTTTTTTGCAGGTCCGGATCTTTCTTCTTCGTCTCTATCAAATCTAGTTTTTCTAGCCTGGTAGAATTCAGAACCAAGTATTGGTTTAACCCCTGTTGCAGTACCAGCATCATAGAAGTCTAGCCATGAGTGTATGTTCCCGTGATCGGTTGTAGCCAATCCAACCATGCCTAGATCCTTTGCTTTAGCAAAGTACTGTTCTATTTTCCCATGCCCGTCAAGCATGGAGAATGTTGTATGGTTATGGAGGTTAGTCCAATTTTTCAATTAGAGTCCTCTTTCTCGATCTGAACCGTCAAGAGAATGATCTCTAGTTTCTCTATAAGTAATTATAACTACGCCACCACAATATTTACATGTGACAGCTTTACCTTCGTGAGCAAATGGATTAGTCTCCATGTATCTCATTGGTTGATCTGACTTGCACTCAGAGCAAACACCGATCACATCGTCTGGATTTCTTATAGCCATATTTAACCTTCCTTTTTAGCGGTCTTGTATGCGTATCTTATTGGTGATGGAGAAGACTTTTCTGTAGTCTCAACATACTTGTTGCCAATTTGAGCCCACTTGTTTTTCTTTTCTAGGTTGCATTCGCCACAACCTACGCCAACAGAATTGGCTCGTTCACAGGTATAGGGTCTTCCGCCGATGCCCATTTGTCTTCTTTTAATCCAATCATTTATATGGGCAGAAGACTTTTCAAAATTATAATCGTGACAGTTGCTCAAAATCTCATGAAGATACTTTATTGAGTCTTCCGTATAGGTCAGGATAGAACAAAGAAACAATCTAGCTTCATGCTCAAGATAATGTTTTTGTTCAGCCTGCTCATGTAAGCGCTTAATTGCACTACAGTTATGTATTAGTGCTTCCTTATCGAACACCTTTGCCGACGGTGCCAATGTCTTAAAAGCTTTTGACCCATACTTGTTAAAGTACTCTAATGGATTATCTTTTTTCTTAGAATCTTCTTCTAGGTTATAGATATTCTCTCTATACCACTCGTTTGCTTTATAGTTGAACGATTGTTCTGCTATATCTAAAGATCTTTTTTCAGAGGCATAATCTTTTACTACGTCAAACTCTTCGTATAGATAATTTTTCTCACCATTGAATGGATTTAAAAGAGTCTTATAGAGTTTTGTGTCCTGGTGTATAGACCCAGCCAGTCTCCACATTCTTCTAAGATCATAAACACTAAAATCTAAACTAGTTAATGACAACTTCTTAACCAGGTCAGTAGCTATGTATCTAAATATTTTTGGCAGGTTATTGCCAGGGCTTATTCCAAGAGCAACTGGTTCGCACTCTATATGGAATCCTTTTTTGCCAGTAAAATAAACTAACAAAGATTCAGCTGGTATATATTTTGATAAGTGTTCGTATAATTTAATACAATCTTGTTGAGCTATACTAAAGTCTTTATTGTCAATATCAAAATAGAGTGGCCCCAATCTACTGGCCTTTGTAAACTCCGCAGTATCGTAGGCAAACACAGAGGTGTATATGCCCACGTTATTGTTCTTTTCTGCGTAGTCTGGCACCTCTTCGATAGAAAGGATCTTGTCCTTATCGCGTATGACTCTCTCTAGAGATGGAACGTATCTAGCGACTTCATACAAGCTCCACTTAGATAGGAATTTATTATCTTTATTAATTTTCATTTAATCTGAGTTTTTCCTTCGGCGTCCTGCATACGCCACAAAACCTTTCTTGAATTAATATCGATTGAATCCGAATGCGTTCTATAATAAATAGACTCTTCAATATAATAC